ATCCTCTCCTTGTTAGCGCCTGACTCCATGCGCTCTTTGCCCTTACCCTCACTGAAGTCAAACAGCATGGCAGGGAACCATTCAAAGTCACGCCTGTTCTTAACGGTAATCTCATCAGAAATGAGTGGCACTGAGCCAAGCATCCCTGCGTGGTGAATCATGGCTACGTCTGACGTAGAGCGGCTGACACGGAAGTGATCGGGATGCCCCCACACGCTTGCTGCTAAACGTAATGCCAACGACTTGCCCGTACCAGACTCCGTAGACCCCAAGTGAAATGTCATACCCGCTAACTTACTGAACACCATGAACGGTGACCCGAGCCCCACGCACAACATAGCCAGAATCTCATCGAGCCCTTTATCAATCAGCACTTGAATGATGTTCTTCCACCCGTCCAACGAGCCCATTGAGCGCATACTGGACGTGATGTTTTGGAGATCCGGCATGGGCACTCTACGCGCTACACCGTTCTGGTACACCATGCCACCATGCACAAAGGGCGCGTTGTGTCCTGTCAATAGTCGGTCGTGACTCTGCCACCCATAATTCGACGGGATGATGAGCGGTTGCTGAGATACGCTAGCCTTCTCTACACATCCACGCACGTACTCAAACAAGTTCTTGTCATTACCTGAACCTGTTGATGCAATGATGTTCTGGGCTGCAAGTGTCTTAACGGTTTCGTCTTTACTGACTACTGACTTTTGGTTAATCAGTATGTCGTGGTATTCGTCGTCGCGTTCAGCAACCATGTGTACAACGTGCTCGCCTGTTGGCTGTTTGAGAATGTCCACCGCGAACAGCGTGTACGGCAGAATCATGACCGACTTTTTAGTCTTCTTCCCTTCATCATCCTCAAGCGTCTTGTCTGCAAAGATGCCACCCTTTGCGCCATAGCTGTAACCACGAGGAGGTGCAGGACGAGTAATCTGAAACGATACTACTTCTTCCTCATCCTGTATCTCAATGTGTTTCTCAGTGTTATCTGTTGCCAAAGTACGGCATATAACAAGCGGGTTGGTTATCTTTCCCCAGTGCGGGCACTTTGTACAAACGCCCGGATTCTCGCTATCCATCTTGACGCACGGATATGGGCCTTTAATCTCGCGCAGCTTCTGCCGCATACGATCTTCGTCATACGGGTGCATCTCCGAAAGGCGGCTCGCATAGTCACCTCCATCTGTACAACGCGTTGTCCAAGATAGTAAGCCTCGCCATATTGGTTCCATGCCGTCGTCGCTGGCGTGTTCTTTGTAATACTCAAGCTGTTTACAACCCGTGCCTTCAATCGTCTTAATCCACAGAAGCTTAAATTCGCTTTGCAGATTGTCAAACAGTTTGACGGATGTTTCTGATCGTGCGCCTTTAGGTCGTTCGCCTTCGATCTCAATCTTCTGCGCCAGTAAGGGACTATAGGCATGGCCGTTTAGTTTCTTAATAAGTTGTCCAGAAAACGTAGCAAAGTCAAACGCCTTGGGCTTTGCCTCCACCATGATGCGCACAGCACGGGGCTTAGGATACTTAGGCTTAAAGTTGACCGTCCCCGGTATGCGCAGCACACGCGCTGCATCCGCAGTCACGGTGTTGTCGATACGCATGTTCTCCTGAGCGCACAGACGTTTTAAGTTCTCTGCAACAGGTTTCCATACATCAATCGGAATGTCTTCAGTAAACGGCCAATACACATGAAGCCCACCCCCTGAGTCAACAACGAGTGGCTGGCCTAGCTGTGCAAGGTCTGTTTTCTCAAGGAACACGTCAAGCGCTTCCGCTGCATCACGCTTGGTTTCGTAGCCGTCCATATCCAGAAATGCAGCGCGTATGAACTCTGCATTCTTAGCCGTGCGGTTTCCTTCTTCCTTAAATGTAGCAAGCGCGAAGTAAACGTCCCGTCTGTCCTTAACCCACTTATCTACGACATGCTCAAACTCTCCTAAGTTCGTTGCAAAAACATGCTCTTTCTTTTTACTTGTTAGCTCGGCAACACAGTACACACCCGTTGATGGGAGCACTGCCGCCAAAAACTCTTGCGGTTGCATGAAAACTCCACAGGTCAGAACAGGGGTAACTGGCGTCCGTCTTTCGGTTCAGCAATATCAGGGATGTGCGTTTCCATATACCGCGCCATACGTCGTATCAACTCTTTTAAGTAGTCCGATTCAACTTGATCCCAATGTATTTCACAGTAGTTCAACAGCTCTGAGTCTGTCATGCTTGTAGGTTGTAGTCCTCGCATATCTGTCTCCATGCGTGATCGGCTGTTGGTTGCCGCTCAAGAATATTGATGAGTTCCTGCACACGTGAGCGGTAGGCTGGGGTAACTTCCACGCCTGACAGCCAGTTATAAACCGTCTGTCTTGTCGCCCCTGTAAATTTTGAAATACGTAGTACAGAGAAGTCTCGGTGTATGGCCCATCGTCCGAGGCGCGAGCCGAGCGTACGTGGGGCGTGTTTAACTGCGTTTTTGGTTCGTTCAGAATAGGGCATAGTGTGTAAGGGGGCTTGCGCCCCCTGTTGATTAGTCGTCGGTATCCCAAGCATCTACAGTAGCAGCAATCCCAGACTTCTTAGGCACTGCGTTAGTAGGGGCTGACTCTTTGCGCACTTCAGGCTCGTCATCACCTGCATCCTCAACAACTTCAGCTTTCTTCTTAGCTGCGGCTTTAGGACGTGAGCCCTCGATCTGTGGTGCAGCAGGGGCAGCGACTTGCTGCTGCGCTGAGAAAGACATCACCACAAGCTTCTGCGTAGCAGGTGCTTCCATGTGGGCTGTCACTGACGCAAACTCCTCATCAGTCAGCCAACGCATGGTCTTGAAGTAAAGCTTGGGTACAGCAGCCTTAGTATCAAAACGCAGACGTGTGACAACTTCTTCAGGGTTGATGTTCTGTGCAGCCAGCCAACGTGCGTAGGCTTGAAGCGGCATGTCGCCATTAACTTCTTTACCAAAGATACTAGTGGCAGGAAGTGACAACGCCAAGGGATCGCCTTCAACATCATTAGCAAGCACCACAGCAATACGCTGAGAGAAGCGACAGGCACGGCTTGTACCTTCTCCGCTACCCTGAATGTTCTGAGGGCAGTCAGCGCAGTTACTATGTTGTGGTTCTTGTACCGATGCGTCAGGCTTATCACCATCAGCAGACCAGCAGGTAGGAGATGTAGTCTTACCTTCTTCGTACTTGCCCATGTAAAACGTACGACCAACCTTGGGGGCAGCAGCAACAACCACAACATCAAGGTGACGATCATCAATCGCAGCGATCTCTTTACCGTCACTGATCAAACGAAACACACCGCCTTTGATGGAGATGTTCTTACCACTAGCTGCGCTGCCACCTGTGAGTGACTTAGCTATAGTGGACAGCCCACGCGACTTAGCAAACGATGGGGCTTTGCTTGCATTAAAAACTGTTACGTTACTCATTTAGTAGGTTTCCTTACAGAGACATCGTATTCCGTATCTGCTTGCAGACCGGGGGGAACAAGCGTGGGATTTTCTTCAAGAAATTTGCTCATGTTAAGTTGCGCAATACGCTTCTCAAAAAGATCAAGCGCATCGTGCTCCACGACAAATTGTTTGAAGGCGTCCCAGTCTTGGGTGGAGTACCGCTTCTTTAAAGTTAAAGACACAGTACCAAAGTCGGTACGCACCGACTTACTACCGAGCGCTATCAATTGGTCTTTGATCGCAGCTTTAACTTCATCTTGCTGCAACTTCAGATCCTCAATCTGCGACTCGTATTCTTTTGTTAGCTCTTGGATTCGGGTGCGCATCTTGATGTACACCCTCGTCAGTTTATCCAATGGAATGGTTTCCATATTTACTCTCCTGTTGTTATGTCAAGAATTATACATTTATTCTGTCATCACGCAAGCACGATTCGTAAAGTTTTATGAGCAGCGCATGGTCATCAACTCTTTCTTCTAACATATGGAACATCTTGCGCTCAATGTCGCTGCCCTGTAGATGGATGACTGTCACCTTGGTTGAGTCCTGTCCGATACGATCTGAACGAGCGATACATTGTTTGTAAGTCTCGACAGACATCACTGGACCCCAGAAGATAACTGTGTCCGCAGCAGTTAGTGTTACGCCATGCGCCGCAGCTTGTGGTTGAATCACCAGAACACGTGGAGCGTCTTCAGTCTGGAAGCGTTTGAAGATGTCTGTTCTTTTTCTTACTGACACATCACCATGTATTAACTCGTTAGCAACGCCGTGCTTGTTGAGATAGTTATGAATTGTGTCGATGCTATGCCTGAAGGGAGCAAACACCAGCACCTTGCGTTTTGTTTCTTCAAGCACCTCCATGAGCACGGACAGGCGTGGGGTGCAATCAAACTCCACAACTTCTTTATCGTCTGTGTACGCAGCACCAGCGCTAATCTGCAACAACTTACTAACACCTGCCGCAGCGTTAATGGCTGAGATGGTTGTCCCTGCTGCTTGCACCACCATGAGTTCCTTGAGCATCATGTAATACTTTTTTTGTTGAGGCGTCAACGGTATGTCTCGTGTCTCAATAAGCACAGGGGGCAAGTCTGTGCATTCTTCTTTTGTATAACGTATCGCTGGTTGTAGCGCGTCAAACACAACCGTGTGGGCATCCTTCTTGGGAACCCACTTAAACTGCGTAACCTTCAACATGGTCTTGTCTCGCCATGCCGTTTGAAACTGTGGCACACCGAGTGGGTTAACAAGTTTAGCCAGACCATACGCATCCACAGGAGATTGTGCAGCGGGAGTGCCCGTCATCATCCACAGATACGTCTTTGGCGTTATGAGTTTGTTAAGCGCTTTCCATCGACGAGTGCTCACATTTTTATAAGCATTCGCTTCATCAACAATAATTAGATCAAACCTGCCGTCTGCCTTAACTTCATCAGCAATCAGGTTCAGTCCGTCATAGTTAATGATGACAAACTCATAGTCTCCCTGCACCATCTCAATACGCCGCACTGCTTGCTGATGATGCGCCACGATAGCACTGCGATGAATAACACTCTTACTGATACCGTTCATCCACGCATCGTGCATGATGGACAGAGGGCACAAGATAAGACAACGTCTTACGTAACCCTTCTTCATCAAGTAGTCAGCAGCCCACAGCGCAGACAGCGTCTTGCCTGTACCGGGGTCATTAAACACAAACGCTCGACGATGTAGTGTTAAGAACGATGCGGTTTCAATCTGATGTGCAAACGGTTTGTGCTTTCCCGGCCAGTTGTACTTAGCCTTGATGGGGGACGGCACAGCTTTAACACCCAGATTACGCAAGACACGCATCTCGTCCAAACCCCAGAACACGAGCACCTCATGTAGTCCGGGCGCTATCTCTCCGAGGTGCTTACTCCTTGGTATGACAGTGTATTTGTCAGGCTTGCGTGTCCTGAGTAACACTGCTTTATTTTCTATGATTTGCATTTTAGTTTGTATAGGGTTACTTGCTCAGCCATGTGGTGGTGTCTTTCAATCAATCCTCTACGTGTCATTTCTCTGGTAAACGCAACATCAAAGGTATCGTCCCACTTAAGCGTTATGCTTTCTAAATGTGAGATACGCCAGCCATCGCCATAACGTGCATCCCACAAAGCAATCAGCTCATCGTTACTTGCCGTTGTCAGCCATATTTTTATTTGGGAGTCTGAGTCTTGTGTTTCCTTTACTGGAAGTTCCTCCATTACGAATGGGGTTGGTGTGGTCGATATGTTTTCCGTTTCGGTCGATACCTTCTTTGTCATACATTCTCCTTGCGCGTTGGCGCTCAATTTGATCTTTGGTTTCCCCTGATTTCTTCTGTAATTTATAAGCGTGTTTGTAATCACGTTTGCCGTTTACTTGTGTCATATCAATACCCTTTATTAAATTCGCAAGTCTTTACAGGACACCACGGACATAGTGGTGTTGCGGTTGGGTTCCACACGTTGTTAGCAAACGCTGCTTCAAGACGCGCTACCCGTTCACGATAGTCCTGCCAATAAGTCGTGGCTTCTTCAAGCATGACCTTGTGCTTGACCATTGTGTCTTTCACTACAAATAACAGAGCAGACTTCACCATGCGTATGATGGGGAAGTGCGCGAACACCATGAGTGACATCAGCGTTAGCTGTTCCTTATCAGGGTACTTGTCCTTACCTGTTTTGTAGTCCACCACCCACGCAGTCAGGCTTTCCTCATCAACGATTAACAAGTCAGCAATACCACGCACCCAACAGTTATCATCTTTGAAACCACATGGGCGCAGGTCTACGGTCAGTCCCATCTCATGCTCAGCGTACTTAATCCCCGGCTTTGCAAGCAGCGCATCAATCGTAGGCTGCACAAACGAGAACTGTGGGGGTATGGGCGTGTTATCTTTTACGTAATCTTCTGCGGCTTTGTGTAAGTCTTTACCGTAGCTAATTTCTTTTGTTGTTTTCTGTATGTAATTCTTTAACACCCGTACTTCGTGATAACGCCTTGCACACCCTTCAAAATCTTTGAGTGCTGAGTGGGACCATGCTTTCATTAGAACCTCGCGGATGTAGTTACTTGGTGTAGCAGCTCAGCAAACTCTTGTACAAACTTCTCGTCGTTATTAAGTTTGGGTTTGATGTCGTGCAGGATTGCATGAACAACCTCATGCCAGAACACAACGGCTTGCTCTGACTTTGGCACAGTGCGTTGTGGTGTTTTTGTGTTGACGTGGATGGTGCTGTTTGCGTAGGAAATAGAACCAAGGGTGTACTGCTCTTTTGATACATCGTTAATAACTGTGTACTTTTTATCGTTGACGGTTATTGATTTGGGTAGCTTCATTTCGCCTCTCCGTATCGTTTTGCTGAACTAACTTCTGCTGCCAGAGGTAGCCCCGGCATATACTTCGGTACAACGGTCATCTGCTCCAAGACCCACTGCTCTGCCTCTTGGACATAGGCATCTGGCACGATGACTACTTCTTCATCGTGCACGGTTAAACACACTGAGTACCTCTTTTGAGTTCTCAGCATCCCATCGGTCATCACAATACGAGCTAGCGCCTGAACGATGTTTTCGGTCAGCTTCCCGCCATACAGCTTAGTCTCGTCGGGGCCATAAACCACCCCTTTCTCTTTCGAGATTCGGATGTCAGGATAGCGCAGCTTCATACCGTTTGGCAAGAGGATTTGTTCCTTGCTGAAGTGCAGTCCTTTGTATGAGAAGTCCTTGCCCTTCAACAAACACT